GGCCTGACAGTAACATGAAGTTACTGACAATAGCCCAGACAGGAGATTGATATGGCTAACACGACATTTAACGGTCCCGTCCGTTCAGAAAACGGTTTTAAAAATATTGTAAAAAGTTCTACAACTGGTGGTCTCACCAGTGAGATGACTTTATCTGTATATACCGCAACCGTAACTGTTGCTAATGGTGATACTACAGGTAAAGAATCTTCAATTGGTATTCCTTCAAACTTTATCCCTATGGCTGTTATGATTGCCGTAACTACAGCAGCAGCTAACGCTGTAAACCTTGTTGATATTGGTACAGATACAGATACTGATGGATTTGTAGATGGTATATCTGTAGCAGTTAACAGCACAGGTTTTAAAGGTTTTTTCCCATGTAACGGTGTTTTAGGAATGTCCGGTGGCACAACAACAGCCTCTACTGCAACAGCAGAAGCAACTGAAATTGTTGTATCTGGTGATCCCGGTGGTGATACTGACATAGTTATGAAGTTCATAGGTATTTCTAGCTCTTCAGACGCTTCTTAATAGGAGATAAAACATGGCAGATGCAGCAACAGTAGTTATGAAAACTACAATTTTACCGGACGAGATAGCCAAAACTATCGAAGCCACAACCACTATTTCGCCGAAAGATGCGAATGATAAGTGGTACTACAAACTAACCAGTGTGAGTGCTTCAAGCACTGATTTGATGGCTGGATATTTCATAGATTATGCAGCACAGGATGATGATACTGCACCGACAGCAATCGCAACAGGTGATAAGGTTGAGTTCATTTATATTAAAAATACGGACGCAGCCAATCATATCTATGTTGTTTTTGATGCAGGTACAGCCGCGGCAACCACAGACGATGCGGTAAAGATCAGTCCTAATGAGTCTTTCTTTGCTAGGCTTCCAAATACTACGGTTGCTGGGATACACGCAATTGGTCATGATGGCTCAAGCGCCGCGACTGCAACATGCATTGTAGCAGCATTACTTGACGATGTAGCGTAAAGGATAGGTATATGTCTGATTCTGATGTAAAAACAAAACGTATAACTGCCACAGGTGCTTTAAGTGTGGGTCCCTCGCGTATTCGTCAGATACAGTTAAAAACCGGTTCTGGAACACCTCGCCTTACTGTCACTGACGGTAACGGCGGGGCTACCGTTTTGGATCTGGATTTTAATGCATCTGATACGCATTCGGTAAACATACCTTCTAATGGTATCCGCGTAAGCGATATTCATGTATCCGTTTTAACAAATATAACGGCGGTAACTTTTTTCTTTAATTAGGGGGATTATCGTGGCTACGACAAAGAATGTTAAGCGACTTCCTTCTGGTAGAATAAGTTACAGGGGTGAAACCTTTGCAGGATACAACAAACCTAAAAGAACTCCGGGTAAGTCCAAAAAAAGTGCGGTCCTTGCCAAAAAAGGTTCTGAGGTCAAGTTGGTTAGATTTGGTGATCCAAACATGTCTATTAAAAAAGCCCAGCCCGGAAGGCGTAAGAACTTTCGAGCTAGGCACTCGTGTGATACGGCAAAAGACAAGTTTACGGCCAGATATTGGTCGTGCAAGGCGTGGTAATATGAAAGTCGAAGAGGTTTTAAAGCTGCTTGAAAAGCACGAGTCAGAATGCAACGCTCGGTATCAAAAGATTGATAAGCAACTTGATAAGCTTGACATGCGCCTGTGGGGTATTGCCCTTTTAATTATAGCAACCGCAATAGCAGGAAAGCTTTTATAATGGCAAATTATTCAAGAAAATCTAAAAAAGCTTCTTCAAAGAGCAAGGGAAGCAAAATCTGCCCAGAGGGTAAAGCTTGGGCGCAACGCACTTTTGATACCTATCCCAGCGCATATGCTAATTTAGCGGCTTCCAAATACTGTAAAGACCCTAACTATGCCAAAAAATCAAAGGGTGGTAAGAGAAAGGGCCGATAATGGGTAAATTACAAGACTGGTTAGACCAAGATTGGGTCAGAATAGACAGTTCTGGCAACATTGCTGGTCCTTGCGGCACCTCAAAGAACAAAAAACGTCCAGATCGTTGCTTACCGCGCTCAAAGGCGCAGAGTTTAAGCAAGTCTGAGCGTAAATCTACTGCTCAAAAGAAAAAAAGAGAAGGAGCAAAAGGTAAAAAGGTTGTTTCTAATACCAAAGCGGCAACAGTAAGGATGGCCTTGGGTGGAGCCGTTCCAACCACGAAGTCAAAACGCCCTTTTAACGGAAAACGTATTGAAGGCACGGCTGTTGCAAGAGGTTGCGGCAGGGTAATGTCAAACAGACGTAAAAGAACGTCTGGGTCGGTGACTCAATCATGAATGTAAGACATTTTTTTCCAGAACTGAGTGTTGAAAAGAAAATTGTGGATGAAATTACGCAATGGACCTCTGAAGTTTTGGAAAAACCAAGCCCTTTCTTTAACGACATGCCCGCTTGCCCTTATGCAAAGCAGGCTTTGATAGACGAAAAGGTAGCCATTTTATTTAAATACGAGCCGCATTATCAAACTTTATACAGCACCATATCTCAATTTGAAGATGTTTTTGATTTGGCAATTATTGTTGATTTGAATAACGACAAGAGCACGGACGATTTTCATACTTATCTGGATGACCTTAACACGGCTATCTCCGAAGGTATGTTTATTGATAGAGATATTTGGGTTATGGGTTTTCATCCAGACGACGAGCCCAGTGGTTTTGAGGAAGAAACAGACTTTGAGCCTGTCACAGAGGTAGAGTATGCAATGATTTTTGTTCAAAGATTGTCTAAATTGCAAGTTGCAGCAGACAAATTGAATAAAAGGGGTTATTATAATAGTTATGGAAGTGATTATAATGTGTACGACACATATAATCGTCGTGAAAACCTATATAGGAGACTTACAAATGGCAATGAAACCTCGTAAGAAAAACGGTGTAAAGAAAATGCGCGGTGGTGGTATGGTAAAGAAAATGCGCGGTGGTGGTATGGTAAAGAAAATGCGCGGCGGCGGCATGGTTAAAAAGATGCGTCGCGGCGGAGCAGTAAAGAAGAAGTAAGATGGCACTGTCAGGAAGCACAGACTTTGAGTTAGATGTAGCCGATTATATAGAAGAGGCTTTTGAGCGTTGTGGCTTAGAGGTGCGTACTGGCTACGATCTTACTTCTGCAAAAAGGTCACTTAATCTTTTGTTAGCCGATTGGGCTAATAGGGGCTTAAATCAATGGACTATAAAGCAACGTACTTTAAACATGGTTGCAAACGACGGAGAATATAGTCTTGGCACAGACGTTATAGATGTATTATCCGTCGTTGTTCGAAGAGACGGCACAGACTTTCAGCTTGAAAGATTAAGTCGTGACGAGTTTTTAGCCATACCGACAAAAACGACTGCGGCTAGACCCAACCAGTTTTTCCTCGACCGTCAGCTTACTCCCAATTTGAAAGTATGGCCTGTTCCTGAAAACAGCACAGATGTTATACATTATGATGCTTTAACTAGAATGCAGGATGCAGATGTTTACACAAACACACTTGATATGCCTTTTCGGTTTTATCCATGTCTTGCAGCAGGATTGGCATACTATTTGGCTTTAAAACGAGCGCCAAATAGGGTGCAACTGTTAAAAGCGGTATATGAAGAAGAGTTTGAAAGGGCAGCCACGGAGGACAGAGACAGGTCTTCTTTTAACGTTGTTCCTGACTTTCAATATTTTAGGGTGAGTTGATGAGTAAATTTGCTTCTGGAAAAAATGCTTTAGCTATTTCCGACCGATCTGGGTTTCAATACCCTTACCGGTTAATGAGGCGTGAGTGGAATGGATTACTTGTCGGACCTGACGAGTTCGAGCCCAAACATCCGCAATTAGGTCCTTTTAGAAAAGTTACAGACCCCCAAGCTTTAGTTGATAGCCGACCAGAGCAAAATCTAGACGGTCAAAGAGGCACACAATATGGTTTTAATCCTGTAGGTTTTAAAGAAATATCGGGTGTAACACCAGATAATGATTTAGTAGCTACGGGATCTGTAGGAACAGTTACGGTGGTAGTATAATGGCTTTTACATACGATAGTTTAAAACAGGCAATACAAGATTATACAGAGAACACAGAGACAACTTTTGTTTCTAACCTTCCTGTTTTTATAAGAGCGACCGAAGAGCGCATACTAAAAAACGTTCAGCTTAACCTGTTTATGCGTAATCAGGTTGGTTCCATGGCTGCGGGTAATCAATATTTGGGTGCGCCAAGTGATTTTCTAGCTCCCTTTTCTGTTACAATTTACAACGCAGCCGCCGGTGACAACAAAAAAGAGTTTTTGCAGTTTAAAGATTTATCTTACATTGAGTCTTATCACCCAGACTATACGGTTCAAGGTAAACCCCGATATTATGCTCAATTTGATGTAGGTAACTTTATTTTAGCGCCTACTCCTGATGTTGCGTACAATGTGGAGGTTCAGTATTTATTCAGGCCCGCTAGTTTAACGTCTGGAGCAGGAACAGATACGTCTTGGTTAAGTGAAAATGCTGAATTAGCACTTTTGTATGGTTCTTTGGTAGAAGCTTATACTTTTATGAAAGGGGAGCCTGACATCATGGCAAATTATGATAAAAGGTTTCAAGAAGCCGTTATGGGGCTTAAAATGTTGGGAGAAGCTAAAGAAACCACACAAGACTATCGTGTGGGTAAAGTAGTTAGGGATAAACAATAATGTTTAAGTTAAATTTTGACGTACCTAGCGATCCAATCGTTAATGTACAAACAACACAGAATCGAGGATTTACTCCCGACGAGGTTGCAGAACGCTGTGTGGAAAAGTTGATCAGTGTATCTGATGATACACACCCTGCTATCAGAGATCAAGCACGAGCGTTCCAAAAGCACATGGAAAAGGTGGCC